TACGAAACAGGTAATCACATATTCTACAATAGCGTACAATGAAAGGACTAGCCGATGTTAAAAGGTTATAAGACTTATATCACCGCGTTCATTGCTGTTGTCGGAGCTATCGGCACATGGCTAATAGGCGAAATGGCTATGGTTGATATGTGCCAGATTGTCGTGCCGGCGGCGATCGGCGCTTTCGTGCGTGTTGGGGTTGCCAATCAGTGACATGGCTGACGGCGGTCACCCTCCTCCTCCGAGTGGTCGGGGGTATCCTCGACCATCTCCGAGAGGGGCGACTCATTCAGGCTGGGGCTGATGCGGAGCAAACGCATCAGCAACGCGCCGTGGCGCAGAGCATTAAGCGGGCGCGTCGCGCTGTTGAACGTGCTCGTATTGATGCTGGTGAGTTGCGCGACAAGTACCGCCGTCGATAGTTACTGCCTGATTGCTGAACCGATCTACTTCTCCGAGGCGGACAGCGCGGAGACGATCAAGCAAGTCTTGCGGGAGAATGCGAAACACGAGGCACTTTGCCAAGTCGACGCCGCTCTAAAAAAAGACCCCTCGCGAGGAGGGGTCGAAGTTTCAAACAGGGAGGAGCGATCAGGCTAACGCGAGCGAGCGCCATTGTCCATAGTTTCGCTTGAGGTATCCCCGGTCGACGATGGCCGAGACGAGCTTATGGGTCGCGCCCTTGCTCGCATATCCCAGATGATCGCGTATCTCGGCCATTGACGGCGCGGTCCCGGTTTTCCTGATACGCTTCCGGATGAAATCGTAAGCGACCTTTTGCCGGGGCGTAAGGCTCGGGCGCTTCCCGTCGGTTGGGACGGCGACGGCGGCGGCGACGGCTCGCTCGACGACCTCGCGTTCGCCCTCGCTCGTCATGCCGAGGACGGCGGCGGCGGCGTCGACCATTGCCGGGGAGATCATGCCGCGTCCTTCTCCGGAGGCATGACCTCGGAGCCGTCCTCTTGAACGACGACGCCCTCGGCGGTCACGTTCGCGACGTTGCCGAGATCATGTTGCGTTTCGAGCGCCATTGCCTTTTGAACATTGAGCGGGAGATTGCCGCCGAGCCGCCTTATCGGGGTCTTTCGGCACATTGCCTCGAAATCGTCGATCCAAGGCGAGCGATATCCTTTGGACTTGGCGAACTGATAACCCGAGGAACCGTCGCGGGCTTTTATCAATTCGTCCATGCCCATAATCGTCTGGACGTGCGGCGCGGTTGACGACCTGGCTACGGCATAAGCGCCGACGAGCGAGCCTCGGTCGGCGTTGAACGCGGGCGCATGGCGGACCCAAGGGTCGGAGCCCTCTTGATAGGTGAAGCTGTCATGTTCCCGGATTATCGTCCCGGTCAGCGTAAACCCGGAATTAAACGCGAGGGAGATCAGTCCCTTATATCCGGGGATGAATTGAACCTTGCCCTTAAACGGAATTAAATATCCTTGCCCGGTCACGCCGTCGGGTTCGAGCCCGAGGACGGCGCTCGTCATAATGGCGGCGATCAGGGAGTTCCGGTCGGCTTCGAGGAGCGAGTTCCGCCCGCTCCCCTTTTGCGCGGCTTGGACGGCGTTGATTGTCGTCCGATAGAGCCGGTCGGCGGTCAGGTGCGGCGGGAGGGCTTTCGCGAACTCGACGGTCATTTTGTCCATTTGAGTTCGGAAGGTAACGAGGTCTTTTTGTGCCATGACAGGGTTTCCTATTTAAGTGGGGCTTGAGAGGCGTCGGCGGCGCGGAGTTCCGCCTCGTTCGGCTTTGCCTTGCGGGCGTCGGCGGCGAGTTCCTCGATTGTGAGGGTCGTCCGGATCGACGCTTTCCGGAGGACGTCGCCGACCATATCCTCGGTGCAAACCCGCTCGGCGATCTCCGCTCGCGATTGCTTGACGATGAAGCCGGGGAAGTGGGCGCGTTTGTTCTCGCCCATAACCTGCAAGACGGCGGCTTTGCATTCCTTCTCGGAGGCGGTTGCCTCTTTCTTGCGGTCGTTCGCCGTGACCCAATTGGCGAGAAGGGCTCCGGTCTCGAACCCGGCGGTCTTGTTTTCAAGCTCGAACGGCTCGACGTCGTCGAGGTCCGGACCTCGGGCCATGACCCAAGTCGGGATATCGGAGAACGTGATCGCGGGCTCCTCGTCGGCGTCGTACCCTTTCCAAAAGTCGGCGGCGGCTGTCTCGATGGTCGCCATATGACCGGCAAGGTCGGCGCGAGAGTATTCGTATTCCCGGAGTTCATTGCCGCCGACGCAAACGGCGATCATTCCCCAAGCGTGTCCGGGGTGGAGGATCATTTGGTGAGCGAGTTGGATTTCGTCATAAACGTGCGCGGCGTCGTCGGTGTAGTGGTCGCGCCAAAAGAGCCAGTCTCGGTTCTTGGTCTCGACGATCCCCGGACCTTTCTCCGGGTGGACGACGTCGAAATCAATCGTCGCCGATATCCGGCGGCTCTCGTCGACGACGAGGGTCGAGCCCTCGGTCATTGTCCAACCGTGTTCGCGGACGACCGCCAAGCCGATGATCCGTTGCATCTGGCGACCCCACCACATACGGGAGGAGATCGCGAGGTCGTCGTCGAGGTTCGGCTCGGGTTGTTTCTTGTCGTGATAAACGCCCCAATATGTCGAGCCGGAGTATCCCTCGCCGAGCAAGGTCGGGATATCCGACGAGCCGAGATAGGGATGGCGGGCGCGGAGCCATTCTTGCTCCGACAAATTAGCGAGGTTGATTGTTCTCATTTGGCCTGACCTCCAAGCAAAGGGCGGCGGTCGTCGTTCCGTCCGCCAAGGTTTCGAGGACGACATAAGCGCCGCCCGCGTCGACACGCTTCCACGTCAAGGTCGGATCGTCCCGGCGGAAGCGGGAGAGGACCGCGAGAGCCCTCGCCGCGCTCTTGACCCGCAGCGCTCTCACTCGTCGTCCTCGAATTGGAGGAGCGCGATCTTAAACCGTTCGATCCGTTCATTAATCATGGCGAGATCGTTGAACGTCAAGACGACGTGACCGTGATCGTTCTCGATCCTAATCCCGGAGACGCGGTCGGCGTGGAGTTTGATCTCTCCTTCGTCGCCGAGGACCGCGTCGGTCATTTCAAGAGTAGTAGCCATTATATTTGATCCTCTCTCGGAGCGCCGAGCCCGGCGGCGAGGTCGGTCAGTATCCGGCGGGCCTTGGCGATGGGACAGCGGGCGACGAAGCCCGGCGAAAAGTCGGCTCGGAGGAGGGCGCGGCGGACCTCGGCGTCGGCGTCCCTCTTGGTGCGTTTGCGCTCGGTCTTGGTCGGCGCGATGGTCTAGGCTCCCGGATGCGCGAGGGAAAGATTGTGGCGGCGCTCCGCCTCGGCGTCCGCCTCGTCCTCGGCGGCGGCTTGCTCCTCGGCGACGGCTTCGCGGACGGTCGTGCGTTGCTCCTCGTCCTTGCGATGTTGCGTCAACGACGTGTTCCAAATCAACCGGGTCGAGACCGTGAGGTCAAAGATCGAGACCTCATGCTCCTCCGATAATTCGTTCGCCTCTTTCTCGGCGCTTTCAAACGAGCCGTGAAGCGTAAAGACGTCGTCGAAAATAACGGCGAAGCTCGTCCCTCGGTGTGCTGGCGTGATAAAGATCATTATGAATAGTCCTCCTCGACATAAAGGTTTCTCTAATCGTCCCCATTGTCATATACTACGGGCGGGGGTATTGTCAACCCGTTATTGATAGGAGGTTCCGTCATGGGATCAGTTGACCAGTTTAACGCCGACCGGCGGCGGATAACATTCTACCTCGGGACACAACTCGCCGCCCGGCTCGAACGAGCCCGGATGAAGCTCGATCCTCAAATGGATATGTCGGCCTTTCTCCGCCTCGTCATAATCGAGTGGTGCGACGAGCATGGGAACGAGACCGGCGAGACGGTCGACCCTGGCGTTCCCTCGAAAGTTCCGGCCTAGCATGGGGCGGCGGATTTCTTGGTTCTCTTGCGGCGCGGCGAGCGCGGTCGCGACTAAACTATCGAACCCCGACGTCGCCGCGTATTGCGACACCGGCTCCGAGCATGAGGACAACGCTCGATTTATGGTCGATTGCGAGGCATGGTTCGACAAGCGGATCACGATCTTAAAGAACCCTAAATACCGCGACACTTGGGACGTATGGGAAAAGAAAAGATATATCTCCGGGATCGCCGGGGCTCCCTGTACCTCTCAATTAAAGATCAAGCCTCGGCTCGATTTTGAAAAGCCGGACGACGTTCATATTTTTGGCTATACCGCCGACGCTTCCGACGTTGCTCGGGCGACCTCGATGGGCGAGCATTGGCCGGACCTCAAGACGGAGTTTCCATTGATCGAGCGCGGGATCACGAAAGCCGGATGTCTTTCCATGATAAAGAGCGCGGGGATCGAGCCGCCGATTACCTATTCTATGGGGTTCCCGAACGCCAATTGTAAAGTTTGTTGCAAGGCGACGAGCCCGGCCTATTGGGCTCTCGTTCGGAAACATTATCCCAACACGTTCGAGCGTATGGTCAAGCTCTCTCGGAAGCTCGGGGCGCGATTGGCTCGGATAGACGGGGAGCGAATTTTTATCGACGAAATTCCAAAGGGATACAAGACGACCAAGCCAATTATTCCGGATTGTGATTTCCTTTGCGCCCTGGCGGAGCAAGAGATCGGAGGGCTCAATGAGACCTAACAAGATGCGGAACGTCCCGACCTATGTCGACGGCGTCCGGTTCCACTCCGCGAAAGAGGCGCGGCGATGGTGCGAACTCAAGCTCCTCGAACGAGCCGGGGAGATCAGCGAGCTAACGTCTCAACATCGTATCGAGATCAACGTCGCCGGGACAAAGGTCTCGACCGCGATCATAGATTTTCGATACCTTGAGGGCGGTTACTATGTCCTTGAGGACGTGAAAGGGCGGACGAATGATCGTTCGCCGAATACGCAACTTTGGAAACTAAAGTTCGCGCTAATCAAGGCGCTTTACAATATGGAGGTAAGGATTACATGAAAAGCCCGACACGCAAAGCCGCCGAGCCTGTTAGTAAGTCGGTGGAAACCGGGGATAAACGCGACAGCGACGACAGGGTCGCAATCGTCGCATGGGTCGCGCTCCGCCATTACGAATGGCTCGTCAATCGCTCCCGGATGCTCGGTTGCTCGACCGAGGCGCTCCTCGATATCCTCGTCCGACAAGGGCGGGCGTCCGATCCGACCAAGGGCGGTCAGGCGATGGGCGGCGCGACCGTCCAAGACCTCGCCGATTTTGAAGGATAACCCGACGACGAGGTCAGGCGATGGATGCGATAGACGCCGAGGTCAAGAGGCTCGCGAACGAGACCGCCGAGGTTTGGCGCTGTCTCCGTATCCCGCCGAGGATTTGTCTCGTCGCCCTCGGGACGCCGGTCCCCGGTCCACCTTACAAGGTTTATTCATGGGAGGACGTCGAGGAGGTTCTAGAACGGCATATTCGAGAGCGGAACTCTCTCGCCGCGACGACGACGATCACGGATTTATGCCGAGAGATATTCCCGTGAAATTCTTTACCCTATGGACCGACGACTGGCTCGCCGGAACCTTCCCGCTCCCGCCGGTCGAGCGAGGCGTTTTCGTGACTCTGATAATTCACTACATAAACAAGGATCGGCTCGTCCCCGATCACGATCAACACCTCGCCCGGTTGTGCAATATGTCGACGCGGGCGTTCCGGACAGCTAAACAAAATCTCGTTGCCGGGGACTTTATCGAGGTCCGCGACGGTCATATTTGGAGCGAAAAGGCGTCGGAACAATGGAAAAAAGATCAGAAATACTCCGAAAAACAACGATTAAAAGCGGAGAAAAAACACCGCATGATCCGAGCTAAGACCTTGGAAACAACAGGAAGCAATCTTACCGGGGCATGTGCCGGGGCATGTGCCTCCCCTTCCCCTTCCCAAGAGATACCTAAGAAGGTATCTCCCCCCCTACCCCCCACGACCGCAAGCGGTCGGATGGTCGTCCCGAAAACATCGTTCGAGGAATGGTGGACGCAGTACCTCAAGAAAGTCGGAAAGAAAAAGGCGCGGGCCGAATATGATAAGATCGTGACGAGAGGAGAGGCGACGACCGACGTCCTCCTCGCCGGGCTCCTCCGGTACAATCAATCCCGAGACGTCCGCCGAGGCTACATTGTCAATCCGCTAACGTGGCTCAATGCGGGACGATGGGACGACGGTCCCGACCCTAGCTCCGCCGACACTGGCGACAACTCAATCATGGAGGCAATACGAAATGGATAAAGAACTCGACAAGCTCGACGACCCCAAGCCGTCACATATCACGAACACGATCCGGGGCATTACCTCGGACCTCCTCCATATCACCATAAACGGTCCCCTCCTTGATCCTTACGTCTGCGCGTCCCTCGTCCAAGAGGTGGAGCGGCTCGAACGTCTCCCTCCCGCCGACGACGATCAATCCAAAAAGCTCGCCGAGATACTCGTCGGCTCATATCCAAAGCGCGAGGTCAACGATCCCGTGATCTACGCTCGGGCCGTGACGTCAATCTTTTCCGAGTTTCCGGTCGAGGTCGCGAAGGAAGCGATAAACCGGATCACCCGGACACTCAAATTCCTCCCGACCCGAGCCGACGTGTTCGAGGCTTGCTCTAATACTCTCGCTCAATCTAAAATCGCTGCCTCCGTCGGTCGCGTCCACCTTACCGAGCACGCTCGGAGACAGGCTATCGAAACGCAAGAGGCGGAGCGAAAAGCCGACGCGGAAAACCCGGAACCCGAGGGCCAGGTCGCCGGGGAAAAGGACGGGAAAGACTAGACAATGCCACGAGCCCTAACCGACAATCAGAGAGCTTGGGCGGAGGCATACGTCTCTTCCGCTAAGTTCAACGCGAGCGCGGCGGCGAGGGTGGCCGGGATATCGACAGCCGAGGGACGCCGATATCGCACAAAACCGCACATCGTTGATTATGTCGAGCAACTCCAAGCCGAGGCGGTCAAGTCGAGGCTGATCTCGATGGACCGGACGCTCGAAGAAATTATCTCGATTGCGCTCTCGGACCTAACAGAGATAGTGACCATCGATGACGGTCGGTTGATCGTCCGCTCGTTCGACGAACTCCCACGCGGCGTCCGATGCTGTATCAAGTCGGTCAAGCTCCGTCGGTCGCGTCATGCGAACGCCGGGCCGGACGGCGACGAGTTCGAGGAGGTGTTCGAGATCACGTTACATGATAAGATGAAGGCGCTCGAAATGCTCGGTCGTTATCAGGCTATGTTCACCGACCATGCTGGATCGGACGAGGAGCGTCCGGCGTTCGTCGGCTTTGATATGATCGCTCCTCCGGAACGATGAGGTCGAAATGATTGAAATAATCGGCGGTATTATCCGCGCCATCTTGGCGGTGATCTAAATGGACTTGAACAGAGCGACAATCGCCGGGCGCATGGGGAGCGATCCCGAGGTCCGGACCGTCGGCGATACCAAGGTCGCAAATTTCTCCGTCGCCTCGAACGAACGATGGAAAGACAAGGCGACCGGCGAAAAGAAAGAGCGGACCGAGTGGCACCGGGTGACGGTCTGGGGGCAATCGGCGGATTTTGTCGAGAAGTACCTCCGAAAAGGCGCTCGGGTTTACTGCGAGGGACAGATACAAACCCGGAAATGGACCGACCAAGCCGGGGTCGAGAAGTACACCACCGAGATCGTCGTCCGTTGGCCGGGCGGGGACGTCAAGGTCATTGATTGGCCGGAGGACGGAGCGGCGAGCGAGCCCTCGGGGACCGGCGTCCAAGCTCCGGCGTCGGACCCGGCGACCGGGACGCCCGGCGACCTCAACGACGACATTCCCTTTTAATGGCCAGAACAAATCCTAGTAAAATCGGCTCAATCCTAAAGCCGCCAATTTCCAGCAAGGTCGAGGAGGCAGATCGGACGTGCCTCGGTTGCGGTCGCCGGTTCCAATCGACGTGGATCGGGAACCGCCAGTGTCAACAATGTAAGAAAGTGACCGACCAGGGGAATCCGGTCGGCGACGAGGGGATCACGCACGGCAAGCGACGAAAGACGGAACCGTGATTGTCCCTCGCAAGCTCTCCCTCGACCTCGGCGCGGTGCCGACATTGTTTAGCCTGATCTCCTCGACGGCGTTCGTCCGGATCGCAATCGGGCCGGTCGGGTCCGGCAAGTCGACGGTAATGTGCGGCGAAATAATGCGCCTCGCTCAATTACAGGAGCCCTCTCCCCATGACGGCGTCCGCCGCTTCAAGGCCGGGATCGTCCGAAACACTTACGCCGAGTTAACCTCGACGACGCTCAAGACGTGGCGGGCGATGTTCCCTCCGGAATTATGCGGACCGATCCGATACTCGGCTCCGATCACTCATAGGATCAGAGTCGCGGCGAAGGGTCGACCCGGCGACCCTCACCACCAGCCGGGGCTCGACCTTGAGGTAGAGTTCCTCGCTCTCGATCGACCCAAGGACGTCAAGAAACTGTTGTCTTGGGAGGGCTCGATCATTTGGTTTAACGAGTGCCGGGAGATCGAGCGGGCGATCTTTGACGCGGCGACGGCTCGCGTCGGTCGTTATCCCTCGCAAGCTCAAGGCGGCGTCGATTGCTCGTTCGCCGGGATAATCGCTGACACTAATCCGCCCGACGAGGATCATTGGCTTTATGAGTTGGAGGCGGAGCGTCCGGACGGATGGGAGTTCTTTCACCAGCCGGCGGCGGTCGTTGAGTTGGCCGACGTCACGTTCGAGTATGACTCCGAGGACGTGATCCATGCCGCCGGGACGACGTACATCGTCAACCCCGAGGCGGAAAACCTCAAGTATCTCCCGCCGAATTACTACCAGCGCCTCCTCCCTGGCAAGCGGCGCGATTGGATCGACGTCTATGTCTGCGCCAAGTATGGATATGTGCAAGACGGCAAGCCGGTCATTCCGGAATACAACGGCGACCTGATGCGGCGGGCGGAGTTGCCGGTCTTGGAGGACCGTCCGCTTTGGCTTGGAGCCGATATCGGAGGCGGTACGCTCTCCCCAGCGGCGATCATTGGGCAACGTCACGCAAGGGGAGCCTGGCTGATCCATGCCGAGGTTGTTTGCTCTGAAATGGGGACAGATCGGTTTTCGGACATGATCCATCAAACGATGGCGGAGACGTTCGGGGATCGCAAGATCGAGCGAGGGTTCGGCGACCCGGCGGGCGCGACCCGCGACGAGATATTTGAGACGGCGATCTTTCAACATATGCGGACGAGGTCGATCCCCATGTTCCCGGCTCCGACCCAAGACCCGAACGCTCGTATCCAAGCGATAGTCGCGCCGATGGGTCGCATGATCGATGGTCAACCGGGGATCATGCTCCATGAACGATGCGTCGAGCTTCACAAGGGGCTCGGCGGACGATGGCGGAAGCGTCGATTACAGATCGCGGGGACCGAGCGATATGCGGATATGCCGGAAAAGAACCAATGGTCGCATCCTTGCGACGCCCTCGGGTATCTCTTGAGCGGCGGCGGGGAGGACCGGGCTCTCCGAGGTCGGAACAAGTCGACATACGAGCAAGGGACGGCTAGTATCGACTTTGACGTTTTCGCGTAGGGGTCAGGAACCTATGAGATATCGGAACATGACGACGCTCGCTCTATGAACCGTCGCTTGATATGGCTCCGGTTCCGCCTCGGGTTTGTGTCTTGGTGGCGGGAGTTCGGCTGGCTCTTATGGGTCGCGTTCGTGACGTCGGGGATCGTCGTCGGTTGTTTTTCATTTTGGGGTCGGGTGTTCGGTATCCCGGCGCTCGGAGGTTAGCTATGGCAAAGCCCGAGGAAGCGGTCGAGGTCCGGTTGACCTCTCCCGAGATAATGATCGCGGCGAACCTCGGCGTCATGCGCCGGGTCTCGGCGATGAAGAATGGACGGCGACAGGTGAACGGCGGGACCGACAAGGGCGGCAAGGATTGGCAGTCTCATATTGTCGGGTGTCTCGGCGAGATGGCGGTCGCCAAAGCCCTCGACCGATTTTGGAGCGCGACCGTCGGGCATATCGACCGGGGCGACATTGGCGAGGATTACGAGGTCCGGACGAGGGACGTGGATCGTAAGGGGCCAGACCTCGTCTTGACGCCGAGGGACAAGGACGACGTCCCCTATATTCTCGTTCACGTCAACTATCCGACCGAGGGCCGCGCCCCGGTCTTTCGTCTCCTCGGCTGGTACACGACGACCGAGGGGCGCGTCGATAAATACTTTCAAACCAAGAAAACGCCGGGCAAGGATTTGTGGTATATCCCGCCCCGCGACCTGTTCCCTATGTCCGACTTGCCGGAGCCGAAACCATGACCGACGACGTCCAAGCCGCTATCGACGACGAGCTATTCGCTCCGCTCCGGGTGAAAGAGAACGTCGCCCGCGCCAAGGCGGCTTGGGACAACTCGATCCGGTTCGCCATGCTTAACGTCGCGAACGTCGGAGCCGAGGCGGACCGGGTCTCGACCTCGCTCTCGGCTCCCCTGATTCGGGTCAAGGGCGGCGACCTGGCTCCCGAGATCAAGTCCGGGATCATGCTCGGCAACGCCTTCGACGACCTCTCCCGCGAGGAGCGGCTCCGGGTCGTCAAGGCGTGGATCGCGGAGAGCGGGGAGGCGGTTTGACTTGTTCGGCCTCCGGCGCGAGCGGTTCCCGGCGTATGTGGTTTTTCAATCGGCGATGGAGCGGAGTCCTTGGAGCTTATGGACGTCGAGGGCGTTCGCTCATTGTTGGGTTTTCCGGCCAATTTGGTTTCCGGAGCAAGGTCTCGCCGCCGACGAGTTCACGCTCAAGATTGAGTTTCCGCAAGGAATGATCGACGTCGCGGTCGGATGGTGCGACGCCGACCGGACCATCGAACAGTTCCTCGCCGAGGACGTTGTCGTAGATATATTGCGGGTTAGGGTTTACGCGGACCCCAAGATCGGGTATATGCCAAAGGGTCTATTGACGTGCGTCAGCGGTGTCAAGGCTTTTCTCGGGGTCAGGGCATGGTGGATTTTGACGCCGCGACAACTTTATGAGCATTTGATTCGCCGACACGCGGCGCGGTCAATGCGATGGGAGCCTCGCCTTTAAATGACCTCCGTCCTCAAGTCGATATTTTCTCCTCCAAAGGCCACGGGTCCGGACCCGGCGCTCCTCAAGGCCCAACAGCGGCAAGAAGATAGGATTGCCGCGAAAGAGAAAGAGGAAAAGGACAAGCTCGCCGCCCGCAAGCGCGTTCTCAGGGCTCAACAGGGCGGCAATATCGCGGCTCTGTTCGCGGAGACCGGCGAAATAGGCGTCGCCGAAAAGCTCGGAGCTTAGATCATGGCGGAGGATGATTTCGGGTTCGATCAGAACGCGCCGGAGGAGGAGGAGGATTACGGTGGGAACTTTGGACCGGACGACCCGCCGGACGAGAGCGACGACTTTTCGATTTTTGATGTCGGGCTTTTCTCTCTGCTCGGATCGATTGCCTCGTTCTTTGCCAGGCCGACGCCGCTCGGAATCGGGCTCTCGATTGGCGGTCGCGTTCTCGATAAAGTTGCCGGGACGGAGACGACGATATCGGACGCGGCTCGCGGAGGGGTGAAGTCTCACGACAACCGGCGCAACTTCGAGGGCGACGACGGTCCGACCGACGCGGTCCTCCGAGAGCAAAAGGAACGCGAGGAACGCCAAGCCTCCCGACGGAGAGCGGCGACGACCGAGCCGGTCGTCTCGGGTGTGCCAGCATTGGCGGCGGCTCCCGGAACACCATCCTCGCGGGTCGCGATGGCGTTCGCCGGGAAGCGCAGACCGGGGACACTATTCGCCACCGAGGAAGGGTTTGCCGATGTGTTGGGAGGCTAATAAATGACCTTGACCGTCGACCAAGTCGTCAAGCGAGAGGCGTCCGCGTGGACCGATAAGACAAGCTGGGAGAGCGTCCTCCGCGACGCCTTCGAGTTCGCCCTCCCCATGCGAAACCAATACGAGCAAAAGCAAAAAGGCGCTCCAAAAATGGATCGCGTCTTTGACAGTACGGCAATCAACTCGACCCAAAGGTTCGGCGCTCGGATGCAAGCGGGATTGACCCCTCCGTTCCAAGATTGGGCGGACCTCGAACCCGGACCCCTCGTTCCGAAAGAGATCGAGGCGGAGGTGCGCGGTAAGCTCCAAGCGATCAAGGCTCAATTGTTTGCGGCGATCCATATCTCGAACTTCGCGAGCGCCTCGGCGGAGTATTTCCTCGACCTAGCCTCGGGGACGGCGGCGATGCTCGTCATGGAAGGCGACGACGATATCCCGATTATGTTTAATTGTATTCCGAACGTGCAACTCGCGATTGACGAGGGACCGTTCGGGACGGTCGACGGCGTGTTCCGCCGGTTCAAGATGAAGGTCCGCAACATCAAGCGCCAGTGGAAAGACGCAAATCTCGTTGACGGTCTGACGATCTCCGAGACAGACGACGATCCGGAGCGCGAGGTCGACTTGATCGAGGCGACCTATTACGACCTCAAGACCGACGCTTATGTTTATCAGGTGATCTGGAAAGAGGGCGGCGACAAGAAAACCGGCGACGCGCACGACCTCGTCAATCGTTCTTTCCCCGACCATCCTTGGATCATAACGCGATGGGTGAAGGCTCCCGGCGAGATATGGGGACGCGGTCCGCTCTTGATCGCTCTCCCGGACATTAAGACGCTTAACAAGGTCAAGGAGTTGATACTCAAAAATGCCTCGCTTGCTATCGCGGGAGTATGGGCAGCGGCGGACGACGGCGTTATCAATACCTCGACGATTAAGATCACGCCGGGCGCGGTGATCCCGGTCGCGGCTCAAGGCAATTTGCAGCCGTTACAATTCGGCGGTCGGTTCGACGTTGCTCAACTCGTCGTCGAGGACTTGCAAAACTCGATCCGGACAATGTTGTTCGACCGAGGTCTCCCCTCCGAGACCGGTGGCGTCCGCTCGGCGACCGAGATCATCGAGCGGGTCAAGGAATTGCAACAAGATATCGGCGCTCCGTTTGGTCGGATGATGGCGGAAATGGTCCGCCCTTTGATACAACGGTGCCTCTCGATCCTCCATAAAAAGGGCGTATTGGAGCAAGAGGTCAAGGTTAACGGGCTCGGCGTTGCGGTCACGGTCACGTCGCCGCTTGCTCGCTTGCAATCGCTCAACGATTTGGAGGCGGTCGTTCAATGGCTCCAAATCTCCGGCGGTCTGGTCGGACCTCAAGGTGTCGGCGTTGGCGCTATCGTCGAGGACGTGACCGGTTGGGTCGGGCAAAAGCTCGGTGTTCCTCAAGAGTTGATCCGGACCGAGGAGGAAAAGTCGGCGCTTCAAAAGATGGCGGGACAGGCGGCGGCGGCGGGAGCCCAGATTCCAGTGGGACAACCGGCGAACGATGGCGGCGGGGCGATCCCGCTCGCGGCATAACAGAAAGGAAAAGAGATGAGTGGTTACGATCTAGCGACGAAAGATATCGGCGACCTACGGACGGACACGGTTCAACCGGACAGCGGCGACCTCTATGTGAGATGGAACGCGGGGGCTCAACGTGTAGACAAGATCGACGCGACCGATCTCGACGCTCTGTTCGGGATCGACGCGACGGTCGCCGAGATCAACATGGCGGCGGACAGTTCCGCGAATACCGAGGTCGTTACAACGACGAACGTAATTACAGCGGCGGAAAGCGGGTCGACGTTCATTCTCAATAGTGCGACGGCATTCGTCTCGACGCTCCCGGCCAAGGCCGCTGGGCTCCGTTTCACGTTCTATGCGGGCGCGACGCAAGTGACCGGCGGAAATCATACGGTTGTCCCGAATGCGTCGGACGACAACACAATCTATGGCGAGTATCTCGTCGCGGGCGTGACGGTCCCGGCGAGCGCCGAGGGCTCAATCAATTGGGTCGCCGACACTATCTTGCCGGGCGACCGGGTCGAGGTGTTTAACGACGGGACGAATTGGTACGTCTCCGGCGCGGCAGCTGCGTCTGGCGCGATCACGTTCACGACTTAATCGAGCTTAAACAAGGCGGAGGTCAGGCGATGGGCGACGATGGACAAGATGCGGCAAAATGGCTTGCGGACGGCTGGGGAGGAGTTGACGCTCCGACCGCCGGCTCCGAGGCGGATCAGGAACAAGCCGCCGAGGAGGAACACCGGGTCAATACCGCGATCCATCGTACATTCAAGAGCGGGACCGGGGCGATAGTCCTCGAATGGCTCCGAGGTCGGACGATTGAGCAACCGACCTTTAATCCGGCGCTCGTCCATCCCGCCGAGCAAGGGTTTACTCGCGAGGGGCAGAACTCCATCGTCCGGGAGATTGAGCGACGGATGAGGGTCGCCGAGGATGGTCCCCCTACTGCGAGAACGAAAGGCACGGGAAAATAGGAGGTTAAGCAATGGGCAAGAAATCGACCAAGAAAGCTCCCGCGAAAAAGAAACCGCTCGCGGTCAAGGTCAAGGAACAGAGAACCGGCAATTCGGAGAACGAGGCGGCTCCCGCCCCGCTTCCGGTTGATAGCAAGACGCTCCAAGCTCACGCCGATATGTTGATCGCCGAGGTCAGTCGGATGCGGGTCGACACGGTCCCGGCGGACGTGCAAGCGGCGGTTAGGTCTCTCCGGAAATGGCGGTCGGCATGACCCCGGCGGACGACGACGGTAAGGGCGACGACGGCGACGTCGACGCCGAAAGCTCGAACACTGGCGAGGGCGAAGGGGCCGACGACGAGGGTTTGATGGGTTCGACCGGCGACAATGCCGGGCTTGACGACGAGGACAATCGAGGGCGCACCGACGCCGACGCAAAGGACGACGCCGACGAAAAACCGGCGGGCGACCTGGCCGAGCGTCCCGATCACGTCCCAGAACAATTTTGGAACCCGGACAAGGGCGAGGTTAGGGTCGAGGCTCTGACCAAATCATACGAGGATTTACGGAAAGAGACGAACCGGCTCCGGTCGGACAAGGGGAAGGGCGAGGCTCTTGAGACCGCCGAGGCATACCTTGAGGGCTTCACGCTCTCGACGACACGCGGCGACGGCGACAACGTCGAGAGCCTCGATCGTGTTCGCAAGTTCAACGCCGACGACCCGGCCTTGATGGCGTTCGCCAATGTCGCGAAAAACCTCGGACTTTCCAAGTCGGACTTTGAGAAGGGCTTGACCGATTTCCTTTTCGACATTAACTCGCAACTCCCCGCGCCGATTGATCTTGATGCGGAGCGCGAGAAGCTCGGCGGAAAGAAAGAGGCGTCGATCCGGATCGGAACGAACAAGCGTTGGCTCAAGTCGCTCCAAACGTCCGGCGAACTGAACGAGGCGGAACTCAGTCGCGGGATTGCGTTGTGTTCCGACGCCCTCGGGGTTCAACTTATGGACAAGCTCCGCACCATGACGGGCGAGGCTCCTATTCCTCTCGGCGGCGGGATCGTCCCGGACGGCGCGAAATCAATGGCGGAACTTCAAGCCATGCAAGCCGACCCACTCTATCGCGACCCCGGACCCAAGGGCGACGCCTATCGGGCCAAGGTCGACGCGGAGTTCGTCAAGTCGGTCGGAAACGAGCCCTCGGACGGGGACAGTCGTCACGTCCAGTATGGAGGCGGCTCTTGACGCCAGTCGTTTAGAATGTCAATACTGTTTATAATCCTCTTGGACCGGGGAGCGGTATGGCTCCAACCGTTTCGAGTTCGTCACTCGAACCGCTCCCCGAAATCCGAGAGGCGGGCCTAGCGGAGCCGCGATCCGCAGTTGGCGACCCGGAGTGGTCGCGGCAATCCGGTCTATCCGGACCCGCCTAATCCCTTTGGCAATCGACCGACGTTAAACCCTTTGGCTTTAACGTAATCGGGAGATTGGCAAAATGTCCAAATCCTTAACGTCAAACGCCCTCGCGTCCTTCGACGGCGAGGTCAAACACGCTTACCAGATGGGCGGTGTCCTCCGCAAAATGGTCCGCGTGAAAACCGGGATCGTCGGCTCAACGCACCGTTTCCCCAAAATGGGGAAGGGAGCCGCGACCCCTCGCGTACCTCAAACCGACGTCGTCCCGATGGCGGTCGCCCATACAAACGCGACGGCGACCCTCACGGATTGGAACGCTCCGGAATACACTGATATTTTCGACCAAGCTAAGGTCGACTATCAGGAGCGTGCCGAGCTTGCCGAAACCATTGCCGGGGCAATCGGTCGCCGCGAGGATCAGCTTATCCTTGACGCGCTCGACACGGCGTCGGCTGGCGGTACGGTCTCGAACGATATCGGCGGAACCGATAGCGGCTTGAACGTGACGAAACTCCGTCGCGCCTCTCGCCTCTTGAACGTCCTCGGCGTTCCCAAGACGGATCGCTGGTTTGTCGGTCATGCCATTGGCGAGGAGCAACTCCTCGGCGAGACCGAGGTCACAAGTTCGGATTTCAATGTCGTCAAGGCGCTCGTCCAAGGCGAGATTAAATCGTTTTTGACCTTCCAGTACGAGTTCTTGGAGGATCGCGACGAGGGCGGCGTTCCGGTCGACGGATCGAGTGATCGGACAAACTATGCGTTCCACGGTGGACAACGCGGTTCGACGGGGCTCGCGGTCGGGATCGACTTCCGGACCGAGGTCAACTATATCGCCGAGAAGACGTCATGGCTGGCGAACGGCTTGTTCTCCGCCGGGTCGGTTGTTCTCGACGAGAACGGCCTGATTGACGTCACGACCCGCGAAAGCTAGGCCCGGCTTGGTCGACCTCGAAACTTTTTAGGAGAAAGCACAATGGCTTTTGTAAAAGCTAACTTTTCCCCGATTGGCGGACAGTCCGCTCGCGGGAAAGCTCCGATGCAATGGAGTTATGCGACCGACGACAGTCTCGCGACTGTCGACAGTTCGGGCTATTTCGACAACGGCTCGACGAGCAATACCGGGATGCGGAATATTATGAAACCCGGCGACGTTGTCGCCGTCGTC